TAGATATGTATTTGTATATGCTAAATTAAATGGTTCAAACAAACTACCGCCGTCGGCACTGCCGCCTAATCTACTACCAATACTTCGTCTATGAATTTTTCTAACTTCAATAATTTCATGAGGCAAAGTATACACGTTTTGATTTTCTTCAAACTTGATTGTGATATAGCTTTCTTCAACACTGTTTTCGCTACGCTGTCTATATTTTGTTAATGCCTTAGTCAAAGCAGTTTCGTAATGTATAGGATCTAATTCTACATCAACCATTCCGCCGCCAAGAAAGGCGTTTACATAATCAAATACTTGTTGTTTTTGTGTAGTTAAATTTGCATCAGCCATGTTGTTCTCCAATAGTATTTATCGATAAATATAACTATGCCGCGCATTAGTTTATACAGACCAGAAAAAACACAAGACTATGATTTCATGGATGCTATTATCTTTGAACAATTTACTGTTGGTGGAACAGATTTACATATACACAAATATCTAGGACCTAAAAATACAACAGGAGATAATGCAACCGCAGAACAACCAACATATGATTCAGTAAAAGACACAAATATTCAAGACTTATTATTTCTAGAAAACAGAGATAGGAAGTATGATCCTGACATTTATAAAATACGTGGGCATTATAACTTACAAGATACTGATTTTAATTTATCTCAATTTGGTTTGTTTTTACAAAATGATACTATTTTTATGACAGTTCATATTAATAGTAGTGTAAAAACTATTGGAAGAAAATTAATGGCAGGAGATGTTATAGAGTTACCTCATATGAAAGAAGAATATGCAGCTAATGATTTTAGTGTTGCTATGAAACGTTTTTATGTTATTGATGAAATTACAAGGGCAGCTGAAGGCTATTCACAAACTTGGTATCCACACTTATATAGATTAAAATTAAAACAGATTTACGATGGACAAGAATACAAAGATATATTAGACTTGCCTGCTGAAGATGATGCAGATAATACACTACGTGATGTATTAAGCACATACGAAAGAGAAATGCAAATTAATAATGCAGTAATTGCACAAGCAGAAGAATATGCAAAAGCAAGTGGATACGAAACAGCACATTTGTTTACAGTTAGTGTTTTGGATAACGGAGAAGTAGCTATTGTTTCAACTGATTATGATACATTATTAGCAGATGGCACTATTACAACAGATACAGTTTTCTTAAGTCCTAATGATACTGGCTATAAAGGTTATTTGGTAGGAGATGGATTTCCGCCAAATGGTGCATTATACGGATCAGGCACAGGCTTTCCAGCTGATCCACAAATAGGAGATTATTTTTTGCGTGTTGATTTATTTCCAAATAGACTATTTAGGTATAGCGGTAACAGTTGGCAAAAAGTAGAAGATGCTGTAAGGCAGACACTAACTCCAGACATTACAAGATCTACCTTGAAAGGAACATTTGTCAACAACGAAACAGTAAATAACATTGCTGGCGAAAATGTAAAAGAGAGACAAGCATTGAGCAAAGCACTTAAAGTTAAGGCAGACACATAATGTTATTTTTTTACGATGGACAGATACGTAGATATGTCACGCAAATAGTTAGAGCATTTAGCCATTTTAATTTCCAAGACGGCGATGGAGATATAAAACAAGTTCCTGTAATGTATGGAGATATTACTAGACAAGTTGCAAGTATCATTAGAGATAACAGTGAAAACAAATTGCCTAGCGCACCACGTATGGGTGTGTATATAACAAATTTACAAATGGATAGAGCACGCCTTGCTGATAGTAGTTACGTAAGTAAAATAAATTTAAGAGAACGAGCTGTAGATAGCGAAACTGGTGAATATCTAAATGAACAAGCAAAAGGCTATACTGTTGAAAGAATACATCCAACTCCGTATACTTTATCTGTGAATGTTGATGTATGGAGCACAAATACAGATCAAAAATTACAAATACTTGAACAAATATTCTTTTTATTCAATCCTGACTTAGAATTTCAAACAACTGACAACTATGTTGACTGGACAAGTTTAAGTGTGCTACAACTTGAAAATATACAGTTTAGTTCTAGAACAATACCAGTTGGAACAGAAACAGAAATAGATGTTGCTACATTAAGTTTCAATGCTCCTATCTTTATTTCACCTCCAGCAAAAGTTAAGAAACTTGGTGTAATTACAGATATTATTACAAGTGTATTCAATAGTGAAGCAGGAACCATTAGTCTCGAAGGTTTCAATCCTCCAACTGATGGTAAAGCCTTTGCAGCAAGCGGAACCACAGTATTACCAGATGGAAGTATAGTAGATGAAAAAGGTGCTGCACTAACAGTATCAAGCGGCTCTGGTAGATTAGATCTAACTAATCCTGTTGTAGCAAGTTATAGAAATTTTGATATAATAGTAAACAACACTATTGCTCAATTGGCGTTATCAGGCAAATTACGTATAGGTGAAATAAGTTGGCAAAATGTTTTCGAAGCAGAAGCACCTGCAAAATTCCAGCCAGGCATAAGCCAAATACGTTTATATAGAGCCGAATTGCTTAATCCTATTGTAGGCACTATCGATTATGCAGATCCTGTAGAAAAATTTGATTTACAAATCACATATGATCCAGATACTTTACCAAGCGATACTTTGATAAGCACAAGTAGTGCTACTAGAGGTAGTATAGATGGAATTGTTAATCCTATAAAATATAGACCAGATGATGACAAAATAGCAAGAGGTGCTGGATTACGCTATTTGTTTACTGGACCTATTGGCGGTAGTGTAGAGCGTAAATTTACTGTAGAAGAAAAAACAACACGTATTGATACTGAAGTAGATAGTAATATAGTATACAGACATACTGTATTTGTTGACGGATTAGAAGTTGCAACTACAAGTAGAATTATAGACGACTTGTATGTAATAGATTTTGGAACTGCTCCAGATATAGGTTCAACTGTAAGATATGAATTAGAAATAAATGAAGACGGAGCTGATGCATGGAAGAGTGTAGGAGGTGCTGATTTTATTGCAGATACAAATGATATTGTAGAATGGGATGGCACACAATGGAATATTATTTTTGATGCATCAGATAATAGCGCACTTACATATCTAACAAATGTTAACACAGGACAACAAGTATATTGGAATAATTATTATTGGCAAGCAAGTGTTGACGGTTACTATCCAAGAGGAACTTGGGAACTAGTAATATAACATATATATTTTTATGAATTCAATTAGTTGTAGTGGTGCATTATTTTATGCCCTTGATACAAAACGTTTTTTGTTATTACACAGAGCTAACGGACGTAAAAATAACCTATGGGGGTTGGTTGGTGGAACTAACGAGGGCGTTGAAACTCCATGGGAAGGTTTACAAAGAGAAATCAAAGAAGAAATAGGCGAAATTGAAATAAGGAAAACTATTCCGTTAGAAACTTTTATAAGTAACGATGATAACTTTTTGTTCCATACATATCTTTGTGTCATAGATAACGAATTTATTCCACAACTTAATTCTGAACATAATGGTTATGCATGGGTAAGTTTTGGCATGTGGCCAAAGCCATTGCACTATGGTTTACATAACACACTGAAAACAAAAACTAATACAGACAAGTTACAAACTGTTATTCAACTAGTTGATATGATTGCTTAAATTTTTGATGTAACCATTTGAAATCATTGATCTTTTTGAGATCTTTAGCAGAATCTTTATATTTTTCACCATATTTTTTGCCAGCAATAGCACCATTAATTGCAGCATCACCAAATGGTTTATCAGCACCTTTTGAACACCAAGCATCTAATCTAAATTGCGTTTCTTCATCTTTTTGTCTATCAATACTACGGCTTGCTAATTTTACACATTCCCTAAATGCACTACGCCATGCACTAAATGCATCTGTGTTAAACGCAGTTGTATTACTCATTTCTGCTATTGCTTTGAAATTTTTACTAATGCTAGTTGTCATATCTGCACTTGTGATATCAACATTGCGTGTTAATTCAGTAGGTAATAGTTTCACTCCACCGTAACCGTAAACAAGTGCATTTACTGGATTATAACTACGCCATACGTATACTGTATTTCTTCCATCTATATCGTATCTTGCTATTTGATAGTCAAAATCGAAAGTTTCTAAAATTTGTGCATCTCCATCAACTACCCAAAACATTTCTGTGTCACAAAGATTAGCAGCAGCAATATGTGCTTGGTGTATTCCTTTAACTTTATCTACACGTTTTGCATTAGGAAATCTTTCTTGTAATATTTTATAATTTGCATCAGCATTTGTTTCGCCATTACTAATGAAAACAATATCATATGGTTTAGGTTTACTTGCAATTTCTTCATATTCTTTTTTAATTGCAAGAAATCTATAATCTATTTCACGTTCTGTCAATTCGTTATGTGTATTGGTTAACATTACACCATCGTAATAATCTTTGTTTTTCCAAACATGATTAATTTTTCTTTCATACTGATTATGATAACTTATGTAAAAGTTCCAATCAAAGTCATTTTGTATTTCAATATCATCATTTACCATGAAAAACATTTCATTGTCTGTTTTTTGTAACGCTGCTTTGTAATCATCAAATGTGTTTACAGTAAACACAGGATAGGGTTTAGGATTGCTTACAACCATATCCCATTCTTTTTTCTTTATGTAAAATCTGTGTTCAACTTCTTTTTCACTAACTAGCAAATGCCTACTAAACAATACAACTCCATCGGTTGATTCTCCGTTTTTGAATATATGATTTATTTCTCTATCATAACGATTATGATGGCTAAAATAAAAATCAAATTCAAAATCATCTGCAATAATTACATCACTAGGAACACCCCAAAACATTTCACTTGTAGAGTTATACAATGCTTCAGTATAATCATCATAATTGTTTATTGTAAATATATCATATTTTTTTGGCGTGCTTGCTATTTTATCATGTTCTTTTTTATCTATATAAAATCTATGTTCTATTTCTCTTTTGCTAATTTCTGCACTGGTGCTATATAGAACTATGCCATCATAATGTTCACTGTTTTTGAATACATGTGTAATATTTCTATCTAAAACATTATATTCGTTGAAATAATCATCCCATTCAAAACTTTCATTAGGTATTACATCACTAGGAATACCCCAAAACATATTTGTTGTTGTATTTTTTAGTGCATCTATATAATCGTCATATGTGTCTATAGTGAATTGATCAAATTGTTTACTTTGACTTACAATTTTATCATGTTCTATTCTGTTGGCAAGAAATCTATATTCTATTTCTTTTTCTGTTACCGGTGCGTGTTTACTAAACAAAATTAGTCCATCATACTTATTTCCATTCAACCATGCATGATTACTTTTACGTTTTGAATCCTGATGACTAATATAAAAATTAAAAATAGATTCATCTAATATTTCAATATCATTAGGCACACCCCAAAATAATTCTGTTGTTGTTTTTTCTAATGCTTCTTTATATTGTTCATAATTGTTGATTTCAAATCTATCGTATTCACGTGGAGTGCTTGCCATAATACGTATTTCTTTTTTGTTGGCAAAAAATCTATGTTGTATTTCTTTATCATTTGCAACATAATTTTTAGGAACAAGAGCAACGCCATCCAATTGATCTATATCTCCGTTGCCAAATACATGAACAAAATCGTAACTCCATTCGTCTGGCGTATAGCTGAATTTGAATGTATCTCGAATCATGATATCATCATATACTAACCAAAACATGTCTGTATAACTACGTTGTTGTGCTTGTTCAAAGTTTTCAACAACTTGAAGATTTGGAATCTTTTTAATTAATTCTTTATGACTGGTCCTATCATCTCCTATATAAAAAACTTCAAATTTATCTTTTCCATAATAAGGATCATATTCTCCACAGATATAACTATGACGTTTTGTTGTGTATGTTCCTGGTGCAGTTGGCATGAGCCTAACCATTTCCCATGACATAACTTCTCTGCTTTTTTTGTATACATATGGAAATGCATGTATATGTGCAGTATTGGATTGAGGTCTAAAATACCAAGGAAAACTATCGTATACTTTTATATCTTGATTTACTAACCAAACATAATCAGCTTTTTCTATGTAATCATTTATTTCTTCTTCGTTGTGTATAACTGGATATTGTTCAAATATGTGCTTTTTTAAATAGTCTTGCCCATTGTGTATTGGTGTGCCAAACTTTTCAAATCTATCTATAGCTCTCATAATAAGTGTGCTTTCGTTCCTATGTGTGCTAACACAATATCTGTATCTACCCAAACGTCAATATCATGATGCATTGCTTGATTGCAAAAATACATATCTTCTCCACCAAAAGAATCTGTATCTTTGTTGTATTCGTGCATAAACCAGGGCTTTGGCATTACATCATACACTGAAGATTTTGTAAGCATACATCCCATTCCTATACCCCAAATTTTATGTAGTCCTGTTTTTTTATCTAATCTTTTGTCTGTATTGTTTGGATCAACAAATGCAACACTTTTATATGGAGCAAATCTTGTGCTATAGTTTGCTGCAACAATATCTTTATCATGTAATACTAATCTTTCAAAAACATTATGAGGAAAATGAATATCACTATCTAACCATAATATATGAGTAGGATTGGTTAACAATGCTTCTTTTGCTAAAGCTGTCCTTGAATCTGCAATAACACTACCTATAATAATATGCAAATCATAGTCAATAGACTTACTAGTCAATCTGCTAGTAAGAAAACTAAGTTGTTTTGCAAATAGAGTATGAACAGTGTCCCTAGCCGGGATACAGATACTAAGTTTCATTACAACATTGTGCTTGGAACAGTTTCCTGGTTTAGATCTTTTTCTGCTGAAATAGTCAATTGGTTCCAGTCACGTGCAGATTGTGTTGCAATTTTTACACATTCTTGAAAATCTTCTGGTGAAAGGCTAGCCATCTTTATCATGTTTTCAGGTTGCACTTTACCAATAGTAAGTAAGTCTGCACCTGCTGCTTTACCAAAAGTCATTATCCAATGAATACGGTCATCATCTTCTGGAATAGGCATTGCTTCAATTTCTTCTTTAACTGAAACTTCAGTTTCTGCATCTAAGTCAAGTGTATTAACTATTTCTAGTTTACGTGCTTTTGTATATGCTTGTGATAAGTCAACGTTTATGACTTCATAGAGTGATTTCATTTATTTGCTCCTTTATACATTAATATAGTATATTATCGTTTGATTGTCAAGTGTTAAGGCAGAGTTGGGAAGTAGTAACCACCAAATGTGCTACTCATAGAAATTTGGTCCCCGGAAGTTACTCCTATGTAAGTTCCGAGAACACTAATTGTATAGCTACTGGCTTCGCCGGCATTATAAAAATAATTCCGTATTTCAGACATTGTAATTTGATCGCCTGTTGGTGGTAATGCCATTAACTTCTCCTGTTACACATTATACTGTTATTTACTTAATTTTGCAACCATATCTTTTAATTCATCTATTTGTGTTTGCTGTTCTTTTATTGCTTCAACTAACAACGGAACCATCTTGTCATACTTAACAGTTTTGTAATCAACATCAACATGATCTTCATAAGCTATAGGTGCTTTTGTAACAATTTCAGGAAGGACTGCTTCAACTTCTTGAGCACT